AATTCTACTGTAAATTTATTAGTGAAATCCCCATCAAATTGTATTATTATTCCATTTAGAAAATTATCATGTCCCTCTCCCACAGGAGTATTACCTAACTTTATTCCTCTGTTAAGTAACTGTATATCACTTTCAACTTTACCTTCTATTTGCATAGGAAAGCCACTAACTCTAAGTGCATTGTATAAACCATACATTTTACCTTGTGTTATCATTCCATTTTTACTATTATTTAATTGTATTATATTATTCAAACTTTCTCCTTTTACATTAATGTTAAAGGCTAGAATAAATCTAGCCTTATATTATTTATCCAAAATATACATTTTTATACCTATCTACTAATACTGCATTCTTAACCACTTGTAATGGTGTTAGCATTTCTGTATTTAATACAGCTTTCATAATAGCAGGGCTGTATCCACTTACGTAACATACTCCATCTTTTGCAATTTCAGGAAAATTAAGTCGTCTGACATTCAAATTCCAATAAATTATTTGAGGAATTTTATATCCTTGTTGATTATATTTATCTCTAATTTTTTCCATAAGAGTTTTAAATTTCCTATCAGAATTAGTATAATTTCCTGTTGCACTATTAAATTGCATATCAGATAATATAATTAAATGTGTAGGTATATCCTCTTGTTTTAAATTATTTGCTATTGCTAACTCTAAAATGCAATTAAATACTTTTTCTATATTTGTATCAGCACATTGATAGGTATAACAACACATTTTTTCATTTAAAGTTTTGGCTTTTGAAAAATCTATAAACTTAACTATATGTGAAAATTCTAAACATTTATTTCTATAAGTTTCACTTGGGTTTCTTTCAGCTATATAAATACCTAATGCAGTCGCTACATTCATAGGAACTCCAAACATTGAAGCACTTGTATCTACTACACATATAGCATTTAAAGGCTTATCCATATAATTAGGTAATGCTTTCCATTGTTCTTCCAGTACTGTGTCTACTTCATAAGAAAAACCTTTCCAATCAAAACCTTTACTTAAATAAGCATCTGTAATATCACTAGGAAATAACACAGAAGAATTGATTTTTGTTTCTCCTTTTTGTAAACTATCTAAGTATTCATTAAAATGTTTATTATCCTTTTCTATAAATAAATTTCTATTAAATAACATACATCTACTGGGTACTGCACTATAATTAATTTCATTAAGAGTTTTTTGTGCTATATTTCTTTCAACTATTTTTAACATCTTTCTAGCTTGAGTACAGTAGTTTCTATAATCAAAATCTAATTTTGGCATTAAAGTTAATAAATTTTTAGCTTTTAATTTAGTATGTTTAGATTTACTATTTATAGTAGGTAACCATTTTGCTAATAAACTAGGAGTTTTACACTCATTCATTAATCTAATATCTGTATGAATAGTATCATAGATATAATCTACTATATCTAATTTTGCTTGTGAGTTATTAGTTCTATTAAATACATCTAATAAATCTTTCCAAGAGCCAAACTCAACTATATTAGCCATATTATTTTTAAATAGTAAATAACTTTCTTCTGTTTCTAGTTTTAAAAGAGCTAATATAACAGTCTTAAAAACTTCTTTTTCTCCCATTCCACCTCTACAATCTCTTGCATAAAATAAAGTTTTCATTGCTAACTCTTTATTTTCTTGCATTGCTTTGGCAAACATAGGTAATAATTCCTTATTCACACTGGCAGGTTCATGGTAATTATTTTCTCTCATAGAGCCTATTGTACCAAATAAATCTACTACACTATCTAAAGTAGATTTAACAGCTATTGCACCATTTTCAGTTTCAGTCAAGTTACCCCATTTTTGTAATTCTTTCATAAATACATTTGACATTTACATCACTCCTCTTTAATTTTAAAATAATTATATTTAAAGAGAAAACAGAAGGTATCTCTTCTTAACCAATTAGAATTAGACTTTAATTGCTGTGAACTTCTGTTTTATCTTCTTTACTATATTATAACATATTCAATTTTATTTGTCAAGTAAAAATTTAATTTTCTTTTAATTTTTTATCTTGTTCTTTTTTACTATCCTCTGAAAAGAAAATAATTATATAAGCCATTTCCCCTTCATCTCCCCAAGCTCTAATGAGAAATCTATCTACTATTACTGCTATTTCTTTTTCTTCTAAGAGTTCTCTTAGAGTTTCATCTTTATAATCCCATAGTAAATCATCTAATTCTCTTGCTTTTACCTTTTGTTCCTCGGTTAAACTTACATCAAACTTAAATTTTCCACTTGTATAAGCATCTATTATTCCTTGTTTATATAATTCAAAAGGTACTCCCAATACTTTTTTAAAATCCTCTTTCATTATTTTTATTGATTTTTGTCTTGCTTTGTAATTTTTTACTAAATCTTCACTAAAACTCATCTTCTTTAATTCCTTTCTCTAACAATAATTCTTTTACTAAATTTTGCATTAAAATTAATTCAGTTTTACACCCTACCATATTTTCAGTACCACATCTATTAATTTCATATTGTAAATCATCCAGTAGAGAATATAATAAATGTGGTTGTAAATCTTTACCATAAACTAATAATATTTCTTTTGCATCTGATAATGCATAACTTCTTCTACTAATTGCATATCTAAGAGCATACATTATTATTCTCATTCTATCTTTTACATTATCAAAATTAATCATAAGATACCTCTTTTCCCAAATCCCTTAACTGTATAAAGGTTGGAAACCTACAGGAATGATTACCTTGTTTATCTTGTGTTTCTTCAAAATATTGTATCTCTACTACTCTACCTATAATCTCATCTTGATTATTCCAATAATAATCTCTTTGACTATCTGTAAATCCACTACCTACCTTAACTGTATTTCCTTTATATTCACAAACAATAGCACCAAGAGTATTAGCATATTTCTTTTCTCCTTGTTCAACACCAATACATTTTAAATCTACTGTATTAAACTTTTTAAATTTTAATATACTTTTTACTCTTTTGCTCTCATACATACCCTCAATATCATTTGCCATTAAACCCTCTTGTTCCTGTGCTACAACTTCATCTAACAACTTAAATACTGCATTATTTATTTGTCCTTTATATAAAACTGGACAAATTTGTTGATATTCAGTATTTTCAATGTTGTCTATGTAGTTTCTTCTTTGCATATAAGGTACATCATAATCTATAATATCAAAGATATGATATGTAATTTGGTCTTTTGGTTTTTCTCCCTTTGTTCTCATAATAGAACTAATTTCTTTGTATTGGTCTTTAGAACTCTTATTAGCTGTTATACGAGGTAATAACTCTCCATCATATATTTTACCACTAGGTAAGTTTAAACAGCTTAAAAAGGTATCTAAGCCTTTTATTTCTACTCCATTACGACTATATGCTTTTATTGTTCCATTCCTATTATCTATTATACATCTATTTCCGTCTAATTTAAGTGTAATATAATAAATTTTACTCTGGTCTAGCTTATCAGCTACATTGATATAATTAGTTGCTAACATAGGTTCAATAATATTAATACAATTAGGAATAACATTATTGATAGCTTTTATATCCAAGCCAATAGATAATTCTTTACACATAAACAATTCTAAAAATTCTTTTGATTGAGAATAAGTATATAAATCTCTATAAGATTGTAATACTCTTATATTTTCATCTGTTCCTGTACAGTTATCTACTAAGTACATCATAATGACCATTAATATATTATCATCTAAAATTTTAATATCATCAGTCGATAACATAGGTTCACTAAATACTTTTTTAATTTTTTTAGTAGACATATTAGTAACTATATTAGGATTATATAAAAAATTCATTACTTTGATACATTGTGAACTATTTATATCATACCATTCTTTTAATACTGCTTTTTTATCATTAGTACCTTGAATATTTTGAATTAACTCAAGGTACATTAATATATTTTGACTAGGCATTATAAAATCCTGAAATCAAATTAGTTAAATAATCATTTAAGTCTGATATAAAAGCCATACAGTCTACTATTGTTACATCTTTATTATTTATTGCCTCTCTAATACTATCTAGCATTTTTACAAAATCTATCTCTTGTGTATACTTAGGTTTATTGAGTTCAGTAGTATATTCTTCTATTAAATTTCTAAAAGTATTTTCTACATCTGTTAAATCTAATTTAACTGTATAACCTGTATATTTTTTAGGTTCTTCTTTTGGTTTTAGAATACTACCCACATTAGATTTATTTTTATTAGGTTTAATATGATGTTCATTTTCTTTTAATTTTTCTTCTTTATTTGCAAATTCTTGTAATTCTTTTTTTAAATAATCTAACTCTTCTAACCACTCTTTTTTTCCAAAAAATACAAAAGTAAAAGATTTTTCTTCAAGTATATCTTCTTTTAAATTCCAATTAATATACCCTTCTTCACTTTCATATTTTGAACTTACCTTACTTATATATTTTCTTACTATAGCTTTAGTAGGTTCATCTGCCTCTATTTTAAAATATTTTCCTATATAATCTATTTTATTTCTAACCTCTTTTAATTTTAAATTGATTTTAACCATAATTATACATCACTCCTTTTATTCTTTTTTAATTTATTATAAATAAATTTTATAATTTTTAATATTAAATTTAATAAACACAATAATCCTACTATATGAACTGTATAGTATCCAAGTGAATACCAATCTAATTCTAAATAACCTATATAATATAATCCTATCATTCCTAAAAATAAAATATCTAAAATAAAGTTTCCATCAATTAATATTTCATTTTTTTGTTTCTTCATCATTATCCTCTTCCTTTTTCCATATATTATCTAATTTTTGAAAGTATCTTTTGCACCCTGTTGTCAATAAATTAATTAACTCTCCCTTACTAATTCTTCTATGCTTTTTATTCATTTCTGCTTTTTTTATGAAAGAACCTTCAAGAGTTTCATCATTAATAACTATTATACCAAAATGTTCAGGTATAAAGTCTATACATTCATCTACTATTGAACTAGGTAAAGCAAAATATTGATATTTTAACCTATTATATAAATCTTTGTGTTGATGTTCTTTTTCTCTATCTCTTTTGCAATCCGACACAGACACTTTTAACTCAATCTCATAAATGTAGTCATCATTTGTTACAACTACTATATCACACTCATGTATTTTAAATTTTCTCTGAACTCTTGGTATTAATGCTTGATAATTACCTTCCTCAAATAGCTTGTATACACCTAACTCTAACATATCTGTTGTCATTTTTATTTACTCTCCATAGTTTCCATACAATTAATTTCCTTTAATTTCAATATAATATTATCTAAATTATTCTCTATTATTTGATTACTTAAATTATGTGAATTATCACAATAAAAACATTTATATAACTCTTCTACTTTAAACCAAGCAATAACTACACTAAAATTATCTACTTTAAAATGAGAAAGTAATTTATACCTAATATCATCTACTATTTTTGATTGTAATTCATCTGTTATATTCATTATTTTTATGTTCCAATGAACATTTTACCACCTCACTTACACTAAACATAAAATTATTAATATATCTTTGTATTTGATACTCCTTAATGTACTCTGAATAATTTATAGTAAACCAATCAACTCTATTTTCCCAACCTTTACCATATTTTTTATACATTTTTAAACCTCTAAGATATTTTAATCTTGCTTGTATTAATTCTTCAAATACTTGGGGATTATTATTTAAAACATTAATTACTTTATCAGATAAAGTATAATTTTCTAAATTAATCTCCTCATCATAATTTTTACAAACTTTTTTAATTATCTTTATAGCTTTATTAGGATTTGTATTATACAAGAAATCAAATACAAAATGTTTTGTTGCTAGATTATTAATTCTATCTAAATCATATTTACCATATAATTTATCATATATAATCTTTCTAGCTTTTGTTTCAGTCAACCCTATTATATCATTTGTATAATATTTTGTCAAGCCATATTTTGAATATCCATCTTCTGCCTTAACTAATTTTCTACCTTCAAATTCAAATAATTGATTAACTATTATGTCAAAATGTTCTTTTTCTTTTGCTAAACAAGTAAATGAACACAGTATACATATTAATAATATTAATTTTCTCATTCTATCACTTCCTTTTAAAATTAAGATAATTTATTATATCATACAATTCTTATTTTGTCAAGTATAAAATAAAGAGTAGATAAAATACCTACTCCTTATCTTTTTTATCTATATTTTCTTGTGAAAATTCTATTACATCTGCTTTTATAGGAAACTCCTTCTGAATTAAGTCTCTTTCTTCTAAGGCTTTATATATATCTTTGTGTTCTAAGAAAATATCTTTACCTTTTTTAAACTTACCTATTTCAGTTTTAGATAAAGGTACAAATTCTTGTATTAACTCTAACATTTTTTTATTAGTAGCTTTTAATTTAGAATTAGCTTGATAAACATAGCTTTCATTATCTTTTAAATCTTTTGTGTAAACTTTCATATACCCCTCGTGTACAAGATATACTGGGTCAAATAAGGTATTAAAAGTAAATGTGCATAATTTTTTTTTCGCTAACATTAATATCAAAAACACACCACAACTTGCTAAATCGCCTACTACATTAATATTTACTTGAATATTCAACAAGTTTAATTGTTTTATTCTATTATATAAGGCTAATAGTACCATTAAATCCCCACCATAACTAGAATAATCAATATTGACATATACTAATCTATTTTCTAATGTTCTATCTATTAAATCTTGAAAATCTCCCTCTATTGCTAGAAAATTAGGTGTAAATTTAAAGTCATCGTTATAAGTATCAAAGTCAAAAAGCATCATATTAATATTCTTAAATATTATCTCTGACTCTGGAACTACATACTCTTTATCCTTATCTTCTTTTATTTCTTCTTTTTCTTTATGCAAATATAAACTCTCCTCTATTATTTCAATTTTAAACTAAACATTATTAATTCTTTAGTATCTCTATTCAAAACTCCAAATAATTGACTGACATAACTTTCAGGTATATTAAGTCCTCTTGTTGCATACTCATCAGCTCCTACTAAACTAGCATTTCTACTATATCCATCTGTAATTAAAGCACTATGAATATGCCCCATAACTATATAATCCACAGATTTTTTAGTATCTTGATATATTTTATATTTTAATTTAGATAATTCACTCTCTAATTTATTATGATTAATCTTATCCCCGTGAATAGCAAGTAAATTAAATCCATTAATATCCACTAAATTTTCAAAATAATTATTTGTTGAATGTACTAATATTCCTTTATTTTCTTTATAAGCTAAATTCAACATCTCATAAATCATATAATCTATTGAGTTCTTTGCTACTTCATTCAAATTAGTATGAGGGTTGCTACTATCAAATCTACTTTCATTACCAACTACACAATCAATATCTATTTTATTTAAGTGATTATAAAGTCTATCTATTAAATTCTTAATTAAATAAAAACATTTAAGTCCACTTTCAATCTCCACATATTGTCCTTGTGTTTTCATATCAGGTCTACTCTGTGCATGTATGAAATCCCCTAATAAAACTACTCTTAATTCAGTTAATTCATAAGTATATATTTGCTCTCTAATTCTTTCATATAGTTTATTAAGTCTTTGAACTGCTATATCTTCACTAAATTTATTTTCATCTAAATTTACTAATTTACCTATATGCCAATCTGATAATACTAAAATCCCTATGTTATTATTTTTGGTTTCAATAAATTCTTTCTCTTTTCCCCAATTCTCAATAAAATCTAATGCACTTAAATCTTTTGCCATTGAGTATAATTTGGATTTTATCTCCTCTAAGGCTTGTTCTCCTCTAAATGTTTCTCTTGCTGATTTTCTTAATAAATTGTTTTCATCTCTTAATTTTTGAATAGTTTTTAAACTTGCTTGATATTTTTTAACTAAATACTCATCCGTAGTATTTTCTTGTTTTTCAGTTCCTAAATCACTAAAATCGTAAGTTTCTTTACTACTATTAGTATTTGCTTGTCTATGCTGTTCTTTCATTGCTTCTTTAATTTCTTCCTTTTTTTTATATAAACTAGGTATTCCATAATATTCTGTTAAATCCACTACAAATATAGCTTTTTTATCCTCATAATTAGATTTATATATATCTTTATCGTTAAATTCTCTTACTATTTTAAATCCTTTATGATAAGGTTGCCATCTCACATTTTTATCCTTATCGTGTAATTCTTTTAAGTTTGGATGCGTATATCTTAATAATCTTTCAGTTATTCCATTAAATTTACAAAAATCATATAAACTATGTACATATAATGTTTCATCCAAATTAATATTATAAATTTCAAATATCTTCATATAAATCCTTTCTTATTTAACTCCTGTACTACCAAATCCCCCTCTAACATTTGGGTGTTTCTTTGCATACTCTTCATTACTCATTAAATTTAATTCTACTTCATCTTGTGCCTTAAATATTTCTATTTGTCCTATTCTAGTACCTTTTGGAATAATTAAAACATCGTCTGACAAAGATTTATCCCCATTAGATAATCTTTGCATAGCTTTATAATCTAAAGGTCTAAACAATGGAATAGCCCATTTGTCTAGTGTGGAACTATAACTAGGTTCAAATAGCCCGATTGAGTTAGCTTGTAATACTCCCCAAGTTTTAAATGTTGAACTTCTAGGTTTTAAATCTGCTTTATACCCATCAGGTACTTTCATAGTGAACCCAAGAGAACATATTTTAAATTCTCCATAGTGTAATTCAACATTTTCTGCCAAAGCCACATCTATTCCTACACTGTGTCCATATCCACTTTTGAATTCTAATTGATAAGTTTGTCCATCTAATAAAGTATAATCTATTTTTTTCATTTGTTTCTCTCCTTTTCTATTTCTTTTTTAAATTTATCTTCTAAGTCTTGTACTGTATATCTACTTCTAAATTTTCTATAGGTATTTTCTTGCCAATATTTTAATTTATTCCATAGATTAGGGTATTCTTCATATAGAATTTTTAATTCTCCTAATCTTTGTAAAGGACAGCACCAACAGGATAATCTAGCAAATTTTTCATATAAACCATTCCAATTAAATCCCTTAGCATAACAGTATTCTAAACAATCTTTTTCTGTCATATTCCAATCTGCAAGTGGATATTTAATATTCTTTTCTTTATTTTTCTCTAATCTTTTCACTTCATCAACTGCAATCCCATGGTATTCAATTATTTCAAAATCTTTGTAATTTTCTTTTATGTGCCTTTTTATCATAGATTTTTTAAAATATTGAGTACACCAGCGATTACGAAAATCTGGGAACGAATAACCTTTTTGTCCTTTATTCTTACCTTTCTTTTTTCATACTCAAGTAACATATATTCAAAACTCTTCTCTGCTTTTAATCTTGTTACTTTATGATTTATGTACTTTTCAACTTTTTCAATATGCTCATACATTTCTGGAAACTCTACTGTAGTATCTAAAAATATTATGTCATCTATTTGCATATTATTTTCTATCATTTTTAGAAGCATTGCTGTGCTGTCTTTTCCTCCTGAAAAGCTAACTATATGTTTAATAGGCTTCATTTTCCTTCCTTTCTCTTTTTTAATATGTCTTGTAAAATGCTATTCATTGATTTTCCTTGTGGTATATTAGATTGATTTATAATAGGACATTTATCCCTAAAACCACACAAATTATCACAAAAAAATTGTTCATTTGCATAATCTCTATTAGTAAATTCATTCTTTTCTATACCATTCTTAACTTCTTGTGTAGTATTCTCTACATATTGAGTAATTTCATCTATGTCTTCTTGTGTAGGATAATAATACACATAACAATTTTTTATATTAATTAAATATTGATACTCTTGAGGTATAGTCTTAGTTCTAATCCATTTCTGAATTTCTTTGTCCATATCTTCCCCAAGTTCTTTTATTAGTTTATCATAGTAAGGCTCAATGTAATTATCTTTCCTTGACTTCCTAGAGGGTTTACTATTGAAATATATATTAACATACTTCATAAAATCAAACCCTATATTTTCCACTACTATATTAGGATATGATTTTTCTAACAATATTTTATACAATATTAATTGTCTTGCTTTTATTTTCATTTCTTCTTTTGTAAATATAGTAGATGTCTTAAAATCTATAATATCTACATAGAACTTTCCATTTTCTTTTCTATTTATTTTAAGATAATCTATATAACCTAGTATCCAATGTTCTCCTATTTGGTTTAATACCTCTACTTCCACTCTAATATCTTTGGTAATTTCAGTATAATTATGTCTAAAATAGTCTTTCAAACATTTCTCATAATTTTCTTGAATAGTTAATCCACCTTTTCTATCTTTAGGTAAAAGTACACCTAATGTTTTAAGCCTTTCTAACCTAGTTTTAAACTGTTCTATCATCTCCTTGTAACTTATATTACCTAACACATAACTCTCTTGTATATCGTGTGCTAGAGAGCCATAGAATGAATATGATGAGTGTAATTGAGGTACTCTATCTATTCTTTGTAACTTATAAGACAGTTGACAACCATTCCATTGTTCTAATTCACTAAAACTCCACAATTTAACTTTATTAGCTCTTAATTCTTTTACTTTATCTGATTGTTTTTGATTTACTCCTAATTCAGATTGTCCTTTCAAAGTTAATAAATAACCTTGTACTGTTTCAGTGAAATAACCACTTTTTACAAGTCCACCAATATATATTTGTTCTAATTTTGTTAAATCATCTTTCAGTATACCAAAATAAAATTTATCTATATGTATACTTAAGTCTTTAAACCATTGTTTATGTTTCTTTATTAAATCTACTTGAGGTGTTTGCTCCATACTTATACCTCTTGTATATTTGGAACAGATATATACTTTATATTATCTAAATAAAACTTCTTATCCATATTAGTAATTCCTATAAGTATAGGGTTATCATAACCTTTTGCATAAGCTAATAATTGTTTATTAGGATTTTGCTCTCCTTTTTTAATTTCAATTATTACATCTCTATTTGTTTCTTTGTCTTTTGCAAGTATATCTATCTTTCCTATTTTATTTACACATACTTCTTTTCCAACAAATATATAATTAGGAAATATAGTATTAAAATTTTGTATAATATAATCTTGTATTTGTTTTTCTGTTATATTTTCTTTCCTATCTGTTTGATTATGATAATAAATTTCTATATCTAATATATCTTTTAAATATGTTAAAGATTCTGACTTATATAAAGTATAATATATAGGGTTATTTAATTCTTTTCTCAATAATTTTAACTCTAAATTATTACTTTCAATTTTAATTTTTGAAAATTCAATAAAAAATTCTTCAAATTTATTATATTTCATCAAATAATCAGAAATTTTTATATCATTTATATACAATATATCATTTATTATCTTTATTTTAATTGAGAAATCATTTATTAATAAAAAATAAATTTTAAAAATTAAGTTTAAATCTTCTTTAAAATTATTTATTAATTTTAAATAGCCACTTTTAGTAAATATTATAACTTCTTTAACATTATTAGGTATAAATTCTGGTATCAATATTTTTTGTTCAGAGATTTCTTCTCTACTTACTAAAAAATAATCTTCATTAATAATAAATTTAGATTTATTATTATTAAAATTTTTAGTAATATCATTTACTTCTCTTTTATGTACCTTAGCAATATCCCAAGAGGTTACTACTCTTTGACCTTTGTACTCCTTTATTAATATTTCTGTTTCTTTAATCTTTACTATGTTACTCATAGCATATATCAACTCCTCTATTTTAATAATTTTAAATACAATTTCTGCATTACAACATATTATACCAAAAAAATTCCACCTTGTCAAGTGGAATTTCTAAAAATTTTCATCTTTTAAATATTTTATAAATATTTCTGTAATTTCTTCCTTTTTTCTATCACAGATAGCTTCTTTTTCTTCTAGTAAACTATTTGATATATTATTTACATCTATGTATTTAATCTTACACTCTCTACCATATTTCTTTAATCTTTGAATATTAGGAATAAGACTATCTGCATAATCTAAGGATTTATCTAATGCAAATATAACTGTATCTACTTGTAAGAGTTTTAATATCTCTATATGATTTCTTGAAAGTGCATTACTTCCCAGTGCTAATGTAGGTATTTTACTTTCCATCTGCCACATTTTCATTACTGATTTTTCACTCTCAACTAACATAACTATTTTTGTCTTTTGAATTAAATCATAGTAAACATCATAGCCAAAGAATACAAGAGATTTACTATATCTAAGAACTGGCATATATTTATTCTCTTTATCTTGTAAATGTATAGCATTTCTTCTACCAATAGCACCTATTAACTCATTATTATAGAATACTGGGATAACTACTCTACGAGTTCTTTTATCATATCTAATATTAAAAAATAATTGAGTTTCTATTCCTATACCATCATTTAAAAACATCTCTGATATAACTTTTGGGTACTGTTCTAAGCAGTCTTTATTATATATTTCTGGTACTTGATAGACATAGTTTTCTTTCCATTCTTCTACTTCTCCACACTCATTAATAAGTTTATTTTCTAACCTTAAATTTAAGTACAGTTCTGTAATATATTTAGTTTTATCTACATCAGCTAATTTACTTAATAAGTCTAAAATGTTGCCTTTCTCATTATTTCTAAAATTATAATACCTTAAACTATCATCTAATGAAAGAACATAAGCATTAGAACTGTGGTGTATATCAAATCTAAGAGTAGTACCATCAGAACTAGGAGTTAATTTACCGACATAAATATTTAAAAGACTATATAATATCTCTCTATTTAAGTTCAGATTATGTAATACAATATCTTCTAATATCATAAAATCAACTCACTAAGAGGATTTTTTCCTTGAGGTATCTCTTGGCATATTTTGAATAACTCCTATTTCTTCATAGTAAAGGGTATCTAAATCTATATAGTATAATAATACATAGCCATCTCTTCCGTTTCTATTTTTATCACAGAAGAAAGCATAATAAGGCACATCTGTTCTAAAAGATACTTCTTCATCTTTTCCTGTTTCTTCATTGTGTTTCATAACTATTAAATTTACTAGTTCTTCTTTATCTAATTTTCTAAATAACATAAGATTTTCTAATATTTCCTTAATGGCTTTTGCTCTTGCTAAACACTTGTAAGTTAAATATTTTGTTCCATAGGATTCTCCCGCAAGTTGTAGAGTAATAGTAAAAGTAATATTAAATCTCTTAGTTAAATTATCTGCTACACGAGATAGTTCTATAATATCTTTATACTCTTCTTCATCAGCTTTAAAAGTATCATATACAAAATGTCTATATCCCTGTCTAACTTTTTTCTTTATTTCTCTTCTAAGTATATTAGGTTTCATATTCTCAAAATAAATATGTGTAATTCTATCTTTATATCTTTCTTTCCAATCTAGCATAGCCTTTATAAAATAATCCATATTCTCTTTTGACAAGCAATTTTCTCCGTATTCAGCACGACTTATCATTTTTCCAGTTTCATTCATTAATGAAAACACATTAGTAATATATGCAAAAGTTAATGTTTGTATAAATATTTCATAGGCTTGTTCATTACAGAATAAACAAATTTTGTCTTTAGAATTTTCTAATAAAGACAGCACACACACGGAAATAAGCCAATTTGTCTTTCCAAATCCACTATAGGATGCAATACCATTAACTCCTCTAACTATACCTTTATTATATTTATTCAAATAACTGTACTTTAGCATAAAAGGCACACAATCTATTCTCTTACCACTTCTTATATTTTTAATAAAATCATCTGTAATACTTTGAGTTAAGTTTGTTTCTACAAAGTTACTGTCAGCTGTACCTACACTACATATTTCACTTATCATACCCTCCATAGTAGTAGTTAAGTCATCACTATTGTCAAAATTAGTTAATTTACCTATAAACTCTTCTAACCCACCATTACGAGCTATCTTATCATATAGTCTTAAAGGTACACTAACTATTGTATATTGCTCTAAAACACCCTCAAAATCAATTATATTCTCTTTATTTAACTCTTGAATAAGATAGAATATACTCATACACTCCTGTTTTCTCTTTTCATCAATAGATAAAGTGTTTAAAAAAGTAGATAAAGCAAACTCATCTATATTAGTGTACTTTTGTTTATTATATAGTATTTTACATACTTCATAGAATTTTTTATAATCATCTACTGTAAATATAACATTTTTATTTGTCTTTTCTTCTAACATATTAAAATTATCTATATTTTGTAATACTCCTGCAAGTAATCTAGCTTCTAACACTTGCATTATCTCTCTCTTAGTATCAATTACACTCATATTATCCCTACCTTTTTTTCAAGTTCTGTATAATCTTTCATAATCTTTTCATCTTTATTTATTACAATCTTACTCTTATCTGTTTTTAAATACTTAGGGTCAATATCATATGGACTAATATATTGTCTATGTAAATCTTCTTTATTCAAATTAATTAAATATATTAATTGATTAAAATTAGCATTTACATCTGTACTTAAAGTATTCCATTCTAAATAACTATCTTGTATTTGATATAAGAAATATATTCTTTTTGGATAAGTTTCTACTTCGTTCTCAAAATCTTTTAATAACTTTTTATTCTTTGCATTAAGACTTTTTCTATTACCTTGTATTAAAAATTCTAATAAATTCTCATATATTTCTTTATTTCTTTCTTCTACACTTTTATCTTTTTTCTTTCTTGCCAAAACATACACCACCTTTATTAGTAAAATAAGGTAGGCAAATAACTTTACCTACCTTTGATTAATTTTATTTAATTATTGAAATTAAAATGGAAATTGGTCTTCAGAATTTTCTGTTGTACTAGTTGTCTCTGTCTTTTTATCTTCTAAACCTGTTTCTGTCTTAGTTTCATTTACTTTATTCTCTTGTTTGACTTCTTCCTTTTCTTCTGTTTTAGGTTCATCTTTTGGGGTTTCATTTACAGATGTACTGAATTGTGGATTATTCTCTTTTATCTTCTTCATAGTTTCTAAGGCTTTTTGCATTGAACTTTGAGTAGCATTTTGTATTGCATTAGCACCTGAATTATTAGAGTAGTCTTGTAAACTAGGATATTCTACATAATCTACTTTCTGAACTTCTCCTACCTAAGTAAGAGATTACCACGAAGTATGTGCTTTTGTTAGCCACATATATTTAGTGGTCTATCCCCATAGTTCCTATGGTTCTTATAAATTAATTATTATTTAATATTTCTAATCCTTTTTGTAATATATTCTTACTTGCATTAACATCTCTATCGTGTACTTCATTACAAACAGGACAAATCCATATTCTTACTTTTAAGTCTTTTACATTTTCATTTTTATATCCACAATTAGAACATAGTTGACTACTTGCATAAAATGTTGGTACTTTAATTAATTTCTTTCCATACCAGTTACATTTATATTTCAACATTTCTGTAAAAGTATACCAACCACAATCTGAAATAGCTTGTGCTAATTTATGATTTTTAAGCATATTAGATATTTTTAAATCCTCTATGCAAATAATATCATAATTTCTAACTATTTCTGTTGTTACTTTTTGTAAATAATCATATCTTTGATTATTTACTTTTTCATAAAGTTTAGCCAACTTAATTCTTGCCTTATTTCTATTTTGACTTCCTTTTGGTTTTCTAGTTAGTCTTTTATGTAATAATTCAAGTCTTTTAAGTGAATTTTTTAAATAATGTTTATTTTCATATTTAGTATTATCACTTAAAGTTGCTAATTCTTTAATTCCTAAATCAATACCTACATTCTTATTAGTTTTATTTAAAGGTTGTATTTCTACATTAGTACAACATAAGAAAACATAATATTTACCACTAGGAAACAATTTTATGGTTGCATTTAATATTCTACCTTGTATCTTAGCAGTTTTATCTTTAATTTTAACTTTCTTTAATTTAGGTAATTTTATACAATTTCCTAAGAACTCTATATTGTTATTACAAAATTGAGTTTTATAATAAAAGTTGTTATTGTGTCTACTTTTAAATTTAGGGTATCCATTATTCTTTTTCCAAAACATTTTATAAGCAAATTCTAAATCTTTAAGACTATTTTGTAAAGCAAATTTATCCACTTCTTTTAACCATTCTTTTTCTTGTTTTAGAGTTGTTAAATCCTTAGAACAATCATAAAAATTAAAGGTTATTTGTTCTTCTTTCCATTTCTTTTGTCTTAAATTTAAGTAATGATTATATACAAATCTTACACAACCAAAAGTCTTTGCTAATAATATCTTTTGTTCTTTATTCGGATATATTCTAAATTTATATGTCTTTTCCAATATGAAATACACCTCCTTTAAGTTTTAATAATAATTATTATACAATATTTAAACTTAAAAGTCAAGTGTTTTTATAATTAATTTATAAGAACCATAAGTAACTCTCTTACTTTGGTCTTTTGAGAAGTATTGTTCACATAAGTACGCTACCACTTATGCAGTTCTCTTATGAACTTCTTAATATTTCTATTAAGCACAGACTATATCTTA